AGCACTGCGTGCATCTCCACACGGGTACTGGACCCGAGTGAGAGATCACTCTCTCCACTTAGGGACTAAGCCCTCCCCCCCTTCTATTCGAAGGGGGAGCCCACCAGCTCTACCGAACTGGTGCCCAAACATATTCGACACTGACGCGTTGGGGACGCCCTGTGCGCAACCAATGCTCTACGTCGAAGGGTTTGTCGCCCCTCTTGAGGTAGAACTTTAGCAGAGCATCATAGCCATCAATTAGTGATAATGGCTCATGAGCCTTGACCTTCGCGCCCCTGACAAGGGAGCGCTGGGTCTCGCTACACCTACGACCGACCGTGAGGTCATCATCGTTGGTGAGTCTGCCGAGAATGGCGGATCCTTCCTTAACTTTCGGGAAGGGGATCAGTTTCCTGATCCTTTTATCCAGCCAGCTCGCCGAGTTCCACAGACCACGCTGATATAGGTGGTTTCTGAGGGACACGGTCGAAGCAATCTCGCCTGCGTCACTCCGCCCGGTTGGGAACAACGTACGAACACGTGTTATGGAAACATCATGCCCGCGGAAGTACTCCCTGCCACAAGACTCACGGAACTGACCGTTCCAGAAAGACTTGTCGGCGTTGACCTTGAAGCCAAAAGCTTGCAAGGTTGCTTGGACGGAACCTGCGTATTCTGTGGGGACAACAATGTCATCCCCGTAGACACGCACTTTGCCGAAAAGTGACGTAATATCACCCTTCGTTAACTGTCGGTTGAGCGCACGCTCAATCCCTAGGAATACGACGGTGGCAAAAACCATCGCCTCCATGGGAAAGCAAAGCGCTGAGCCCATAGACGCAAATTTGGCTAGTCTCACGACTTTGCCATCAATGTCAGCCTTCCGCGAGCGGGTGGCATCGACTGCCCTCATAACATGAGGAAAGTCAGCCAACAGCCAGCGTACATGCTGATAGGAAACGCGATCTGACGCCTCACTCAAATCGAGTGTGGCCAGGGAACCGTCAAGGGACCCTATACGTGCGAGCTCCTGATTCGGAGTTTGGCTATCGTAGCAGATCAGATTCCGTGGGGTGTCAACCACACGGAATATCTCTTGCAGTCGCTCATGGAGCATCTGTTGCATATACTGCATACAGGTCGGCTCCATGGCGATAATGCGTGGCGTTTTCAACGTCTTAGGTACCGTGATGACCTTCACAGGTCTCTCGGCGCCAGGCTCAAGGATGTTCAACGGGTCACTATCGACCCCCTCATTAAGGAGTTGGTAATGACTAGCATAAACGTAATCCCAATAGGGGAAAACGTCGTGCAATCGCGCAGTCCACTCGTTCTGCCGGTACTTCTTGTTACCGGTCAGGCCGTCAGCGGTGCTACCGCGACCGTGCTTCGGACGCAGCCCAGAGGACCCGGGGAAGTTGAGCTCTTGATAGAGGTCATTTTCCAGGACACTTAAGGCATCAGTCCAGAGGCTAGCAGCCACACGCATGTAGTCCAGCTTATCGCTAGGGCTAGCATTGCGGTCACTGCTACGAACATCCTGTTCACACTGGATGTACTTGTCCTTGGCCTTCTGTACTCGCTCATCTGAGCACTGTACTCCAATCTTGCCAAACATCAGCGTAAGCTGACGCACGGCTCTGATTGCGGCTAGGTCGGGATTATCCAGCAACCTACCAGTACTACGGTCGAACACACGCTCAAGGAAACCTCCGAAAAGTCGGGGGAGACCGCCGTAACGGGCAAAGCCCATAAAACGGTCGTGAGCGACATACTCAAGGTCGAGGCTTTTTTCGAAGTCTTTACCAAAAGTAGTCAGGGTAATCGTAAGAAACGACAGCCCCTCATGTTCGAACCGACTCGTGATTGTTTTTGCATCACGAGCAGTGCTTGCAGGGTGTTGAGTGCCCAATTCGTTGAGCACCTCTAGGTAAAATAGCAACAGGCTTTTCATCCTATGCCCTTTCATATAGGGTTAATGGATTCCTGCCCACAGCTAGCCTAACCGCAGTGAATTGTTAGCTTTCGCCACCCAGCAGCTGGGTGACGCGAGCACCGGACGAGGCAGTGAGGTACGCCGTAAGGGCGTCCACAATCTGCTTCTGTTCGGCGATCGAATAACCCTGCTTCGGAACGTCCACCACAAGGTAGGCGCTCATCGAGACCTGGTTATTCTGCCCGGCGACAAACGGGTCGGCCGCGATTTTACTCGCGTCCAGACGCACCTGTCGACGGTTCCGTCGCGCGTACTGATGTGAGATGGTCAGCTTGACCGTCCCATCATCCTTACTGAACGCGCCGCTGCTTACGTCCGAGGACGTTCGCGGCAGCGAGTTTGCGACAGCATTGATCGTAACGCTCTGCGGATCGGCAAATGCCATGAGACTATCTTCCTTTACTAATATTAAATTGGTATTGACTTGTATCGGGGGCTTACGCCCAATCGAACAAGGGGAGGAACGTGCGCATACTAAAGCACGTTCGGAGCCCGGCTAATGCCGAGCGCCGCTAGGATCGCCCATTGCCGAGCAGTAAAAACGCTCG